GAGACACCATGACCATCGAAGGCGCGGCCGGTTCCTGCTCCCCCGCGGGACCGTCCCACGACGACTGCCGCTGCTCCTGGTGCGTGCAGGGCATGACCGGAGCGGACGCATGAGCGACAACCTGCAGGACGTCGTGTTTGACGACACGACTGAGACCGAAGGCTTCCGCGCCTACAAGGCCGGCTTGAAAGCTGGTGCCGCAGCCGAACGGGAACGCATCCGCCAGCTGGCCATCGAGAAGCGAGCGATCTTCTTCACCTGCACGATGCAGCCGTGCCCGGATTCGCACCACGGCGCGATGTTCGCTGACCTGCTCGGCCCGGGCGCGCCGTGAGCGATTTCCGTGACGCCGTCGCCGTCATCGTCGCCCGGCACGCGTCCGAGGCCAGCGAGGAGATCCTGCAGCTGTGCGCGCGGCAGACGGCGCTGGCGCTGATGCCGGGCGACGGTCCGAAAGGCGAGCCTCAGCCGGTCTGGGACGCCGCAGGACGCTTCCTGGGCTACGGACCCCTCCCCGTGCCGCGAAAACCCGCCAGCGACGATCCTGACGCGACAGGAGCCGCAACATGACCGAGCCGTACACGCCACGCCACTTCGCGCTCATCGCCGAAACCGAGGACATGGCACGGCACGCCGAGCGTTACATCGCCAGCCACATGCACCATCAGCCGTACCATGCAGGCAGACCCCCGAAAGGACCCGACATGAGCGCACTGCTGGACGTCAAGACCGACATCGTCAACGTCCTCGCCGACGTCACCGCCAAGCTGGAGCACCTCAGCGCCAGCGCACCCCAGGTCATCGACGACGGGGCAACCGCACTCGAGCGGCTCAGCAAGTCCGCCATCGTCGGCGAGCTCGAGCAGCTCGTCGCACCGCTGGACCCGGCGCTGGAGCAGGCCATCGCCGCGATCATCCGCGGTGCCGGCGACGCCGCCGCCAAGGTCGCATCGCTGACAGCGCCGCCTGCGCCTGCTGAGGGTGAGCCGGCGCCGGGTGACCCGCAGATCCAGACCGGCATCGCCACCTAGCTCATGGCAGCGCTTAAGTACCGGACCAGGCATCAGAAGCTCAGGGTGATCGAGCTGAGGCGACTGCGGCCTGGCATTGACGTGTGCAGGCAGGTCGTCGCCGGGGTGGTCTGCGGCCAGCCGATGTACCGGGAGCAGGCGCTCGACCTGGGCCACGACGACAAGGGCGGCTACATCGGCCTCGTCCACGCACGCTGCAACCGGCAGGCAGGCGCGAGAGCGAGTGTTCGAAAGCGTAGACGCGAAACTAGAAGACGACAACCGAGTGCTGTTCGAGTGAGTTGTTCGAATGACGTGCACAGTTCGAACACGGTATCGATATACCACGATGACGTGCGATTTTTAGGGTGTCCGTTTTGTTCAGGACCGCAGTCTAAGTATTTTTTTACACAGGTTAAAATCGACGGCTTCGAACGAGCGTTCGACTGGCACGGGATTCGGCCGGGTTTCGCGCGCTAGCTGCGGCTAGCGGGCGATTCTGCGGGGTTCTGCTAGGTATGGCGAGCGTTTCGGAGGTCTGGGGTGGTCGCTGGTGACGGAACGGAGCCCGCAAGGGCCGGTTGAGCGGGCCACGCGCGCTGAGCTGCGGAAGCTGGGGGCGTCGGTGCAGTCGGAGTCGCTGCCGGCGACGGCGGTTGCGCTGGCCCGGCAGATCGACTCGGCGAAGGGCGGCATGTCTGCGGCGGCGGTTGCCGCGCAGCTGCGGCTGATCGTGGCCGATGTGGCGAGGTCGGCGGTGCGGCCGGAGAAGGATGCGATCGATGAGCTCAATGCCCGCCGGGCAGTCAAGCGCACCGCTGCTGGGTAGCCAGCGGCCGCGGATCGGGTCGGTGCCGCCGTCGCAGTGGTCGGAGGGCGAGCGGGTGGCCGGGCTGGCCGCAAGTGCGGGCCTGCTGCTGGATCCGTGGCAGGAGTACGTGCTGGACCAGGGCCTCGGGCGCCGCGATGACGGCATGTGGGCGGCGTTCGAGGTCGCTTTGATCGTGTCGCGGCAGAATGGCAAGGGGTCGATCCTGGAGGCGCTGGAGCTGGCGGCTCTGTTCCTGGATGACTTCGGCGCGAACCTCGTGCTCCACAGCGCGCACGAATTTAAAACCGCGTCGGAGGCGTTCCTGCGGATCCGGTCGCTGGTGGAGGGCAACCCGGTGTTCGAGCGGCGGGTTGAGCGGATCCGGACGGGTGCGGGGTCTGAGGCGATCGAGATGAAGAACGGGAAGCGGCTGCGGTTCATCGCCCGCTCGAAGGGTTCCGGGCGCGGGTTCTCGGCGGACCTGGTGATCCTGGATGAGGCGTACAACCTGGGCAGTGACGCGATGGCCGCTTTGCTGCCGACATTGAGCACGCGGCCGAATCCGCAGGTCTGGTACACGTCGTCGGCGGGGACGGTGTCGTCGACGCAGCTGGCGCGGGTGCGTGAACGCGGGCTTGCGGGGACTGACCCGTCGCTGGCGTTCTTCGAGTGGTCGGTGGACGAGGGCGACTACGATCCGGCTGACCCTGCGGAGTGGGCGGTGGCGAATCCGGGGCTGGGGATCCGGATTTCGCCGGAGTACGTGGCGCGGGAGCGCGCGGCGCTGGACGCTGAGGCGTTCGCGCGGGAGCGGCTGGGGGTCGGTGAGTATCCGGTGGATGCGGCGAATGCGTGGCTGGTGATCAGCAGGGCGGTGTGGGAGTCTCGCGGGGATCCGGCGGCGGTGCGGCCGCGGCCGCGGGTGGCGATTGCCGCTGACGCCTCGCCGGGGCAGGAGTCAGCGTCAATCGCGGTGGCGGGCAGGCTGCCGGGCGGCCGGACGCTGGTGGAGGTTCCGGACGGTGACCACCGGGCGGGCGTGAACTGGGTGGTGCCGCGGCTGCTGGAGCTGAAGGCGAAGCACCGGCCGTGCGCGGTGGTCATTGACCCGCGCGGCCCGGCGGCGGGGCTGATCGCGGAGGCTGAGCGGGCGGGCATGGAGGTGACGAAGCCGTCGCTGGGCGATTCGGCGCAGGCGTTCGCCCAGTTCTACGCGGCGGTGACGGAAGGCGACGGGACGATCACGCACCTGGCGCAGCCGGAGCTTGCGGCCGCTCTGGGCGGTGCGACGGCCGCGGACACGGGTGACGGCGGGAAGGTGTGGGCGCGGAAGAACACGTCCGTTGACATTTCGCCTTTGGTCGCGGTCACGCTGGCGGCCTGGGCGCATGGCCGCTTCGGCCGCGATTACAACCTGCTCAAGAGCGTGGCACCCCCTACCTGAGCGTCCAGGCCGTACTCTTGCCGTGAGCGGCGCTGCGGTCGCTGACATCCACCCTTACCGGGGAGTCACCTTGGCTGCAGGCGTCCTGGACCGTGTCCCGGTCGATGAGATCACTAAGCGCGCTCATGCGGCGCGTCCCGGTCATGCCCTGCTGACGGTCATCGCGGGCGTGCTGTTCGGGGTGGCGTGGTGCGTCGCGAAGCTGTTCGGGCTGCTGTGGCTGTCGGTGGCGTGGCTTTACATGGCCGCTGATGAGGGCTGGAGGGCTGCGAGGGGCACGACGCGGCCGGTTCCGGAGCTGGCGGCGCTGCAGGCGGAGAACGCACGGCTGCGGGCCGAGAACGCGCGCCTGAGCTGACATGCGCCTGACGGACCGGATTTCCTCCCGGCTGGAGCAGCGGACGATCGGCGGCGTGCCGTGGCTGCCGTTCGTCCCGTTCGGGCAGGGCGGCCCGGTTCACCCGAGCAAGTACCACATCGGCCAGGAGCACGCGCTGCGCCTGTCGCCGCTGTACGCGGCGGTGAAACTGCTGGCAGACGGGGTTGCCAGCCTGCCGCTGAAGATTTACCGCAACGTGGACGGCAAGAAGCTGCTGTGGACGGGCCCGTCGATCTTCGACTCGCCGGAGCCGGGGACGACGTACTACGACTGGATGCACGCGGCGATGGTGTCGCTGCTGCTGCACGGCAACGCGCTCGGCTACATCACCAGCCGTGACGGGTTCGGGTACCCGCAGCAGATCGTGTGGCTGCCGCCGGAGCACTGCGACATCGTCGACGACGAGACGCAGGACTTCGCGAACCCGGTCCGCGCCCGGTACTTCTACTTCGGCCGCCAGCTCGACCGGGCGGACCTGCTGCACGTCCGGGCGATGACGATGGCGGGGCACACCGCCGCGCTGTCGCCGCTGGGCGCGTTCAAGGCGCTCATCGAGGGGGGCCTGGACCAGCAGGAATACTCGAAGGCGTGGTTCGCGAACGGCGGATTCCCGCCGGGCATCTTCAAGAACAACGAGCTCGAGGTCGACGCGGACGTGTCGCGGGCGATCCGGGCGAACCTGACGGAGACGCTGCGCCGCCGGCAGCCGCTGGTCATCGGCCGGGACTGGGACTACTCCGCGATCTCGGTGAAGCCCGAGGAGGCGCAGTTCGTGGAGACGGTGCGGCTGACGGCGACGGAGTTCGCGGCGATCTACCAGGTGCCGCCGGAGAAGATCGGCGGCAGCCGCGGCGACTCGATGACGTACTCCTCGACGGAGCAGAACACCAACGACCTGATCTCCTGGTCGCTGCGGGCGTGGCTGCGCCGCTGGGAGAACGCTTTCTTCGGGATCATGCCGCAGGCCCGGTACGTGAAGTTCGACGTCGATGACCTGGTCCGGGTGGATCAGGCGACCCGGTACGCGAACTTCAAGATCGCCCGCGACACGGG